TACTGTAAACTCTGGTGATGAGTGTATTCCAATACCTGCAATCCTAGAAACAAAACCACTTCTAGCACCTTCATCCTGTACACCAGAACCTGCAAACTGAGCCTGTGTAATAAGGTCATTATGAATACCATAAGTTCCCCATATTTGTCTAGGATCAAGTACAGCGTTTGGCTGACCGGGAGCAGAGTTTTGCTTTAGGTGTGCTAAACATTGAAAAAGATCATCAACATCTATTGTTACACCTGCACCACCGACTGCGTTTGAAAAACCATCATACAAAGCGTTGATAATACTATCAATCTTTGCAGACATTGCATTACCTGCTAATGCACCTGCATTTGCATATACATCATCAGCGTTTGATAATTTAGCCTCATCATAGATAGGTAGCATAACGCTGTGCATATCTAAGGTGATTGTTTTCTTTTCAGAATCCAAAGCAGTAGAAGGTGTTACTGTACCCTCTGCTGTGGTATCTACATCTGCTGATGTTACTTTATTAGAACCTGCATTATAAGCCATGAATGTAATCTGGTCTGCTTTTGGTTCTGCTTTTACTTTTACAAGAGGGGTTGTTACATTAGCCTCGCTAAATTTTAAAATAGCCTCTGCCTCAACGACTTCTAATAAGCCACCTGCGTAATTCCCACTATCTCCTGTTGCCATTATTTACTCCGTTTCTCTCCAAATATAGAATCCCATCTGTCTTGTGAAATATGAGAAAAGGTTGAACGAATACCTGTGAAGGGTACTTTTTCCTGTCCTACAGACATTCTAAAGCCTTCCTCATAAGGTACTTCTTCATTACCTACCATATAGATATGCTCATTATCCTTTGTAATCGCAGATTTAATATCCCCTTCTATCTCTAAACTTGTCGTGGGGTTACTATCTACTGATTCGAGATGTGAACTTTTCTTTGATTTGCTCATAAGTCGTTTTATCTATCTTTCCAGATACATGGTCTTTTACAGCCTCTTTCAAAGTTGCATAACCTTGCATCCCTGTTGAATCAGATGTTTCTACACTTGGAATATTATTTTTAGGTTTTAATATCTTTCCATGAACTGACCTTAGTTGTGCTAAAGTAAGTTCCTTAAACTCTTCCCTATCATCTTCTGGGAAGTCTGAAAGCAGTTTCTCTTTCTCTGCTGTGCGTTCAGCTTTATACTGATCCACTACAGGAGTTAATTCACTAAGCTGTTTGGCTCTTTCTTCAGCAAGGGTTTTCCATTCTTCATTTTCCTCTAGCTGTTTCTGCCTCTCAACTTCTTGAACCTTCTCAAGTTCAGCAATCTTAGACTCTGCCTTCTGTAATCGTTCTTTCTTTTGCATTACTTCCTGCAATAGTTCAGACTCACGATCACTTATGTTGTCTGCACTACTCTGGCTTTCAGTAGCCAACTCTTGTACACTCTCTTGTACTATCTCTTCCATTGTTTCCTCCATGTTAATGAAATCTATTTGCCTATTTTAAAGTTGATAGGCTTTGCAGTTTCTTTGTCTGCATTTCTTTTAATTCTTTGTCTCGCCTCTTGTTGTGCAATCTTTATTGAATTGTTACTAAGTGGTTTGCTGTTTGTTGTTACTGCCCTACCCATATCTGCATTCCATTGTATCTTCTTAGCATTTGTACCACTCCATCCGATTGTTACACTATCAGAAGTAAATCCCCTTGTTTGTAATCCATTCATCATATCACCTGTAAGAGTAAGATTAACCTTACTACCAAACCCTGTACCACCTCTTTTAAGTTTTGGCTTACGCTCTGCATATCCCCTACTATATGATTTAAAATTCTTATTAAATACATCCTTACCTTTGTTTTGTGTCTGTACTCGTATTTCATCGGTGATTTCATTACCTACCTGTTTCCAGAACGCTTTATCAAACTTTGGTATATTAGCTAGTTTACCCAACCTTAATACCTTCTATAGTTACAGGATTAAATCTTTTTTTATCTTGTATTAGTGATGGTGCTCTATCTGGTTTAATAAGTTGCTCTGACCTTGATGTTTCTCTTGCCCATCTATGTCTGCAATTAAATCCACCTGCATTGCTAAATGTATTAGGATATTTAGATTCTATCTCATCTCTAGTCAATGAACCTTCACTAGCCATTAGTAAACATATATCTCTGGTCTTATCATCTATAATTCCTAGATAAACATAAGTAGCATTAGCAGGATCAAGTTCTGCCATTTCTACTGTTACATTGCGTTCAAATTGATTTAGTGCTGTATTGGCTAATGTCTCAGCTTGATCTGCCCTTAAAACACCTCCTGCACCTCTTAAAATACCATCTGCTATCTCTTTCTCAGTAGCACCTGCAATAATACCCCTTGCTACTTCCTTCTTTATAAGTTCACCCATTACACCTGCTTGTTTAGCAAATGAGTTTCTATCTATTCTTTGTAAGGCTGTTAATGACTCTGCTGTTACTGTGCCTGTCATCTCCATAGCACCTAGTACATTCTGATACTCTAACATCAATCTGTCTATATCAGCGTTTAGGTTTAGTTTGTTAAGGATAATATCTTCCATGTCTAACCCTTGAAGTACAAGTAGTATCTCATTCTTACTGAGTCCTTGCTTTTGTAGATCAAAAACTTGCTTAACAAGTTCCTGCTGTACTCTTTCAACAGCTTTAGCATATTGTAATGATGCTGTATCTTTAGCCACGCTGTAGTGCCTCTAGTAGTGGGTTAGTAGGTTGTTCTGGTTGCTCTGGTTCTAGTTCTTCCATCTTTAAAGCTAACTCAGCCTCATCTATATCTGGGTTAAACTTTCGTATAAGTTCTTCACGAGTAATAAGATTATGTTCCATCATAAACTCTAATTTGTTGCGTTCCTCTGTCCATGTCATAGGAAAGCCAACCTCTGGGTAATCAACGCTGTACTTATCAGATAGGTTTGTTCCTTCATGTACGCTTAATAGTTCTCTATCTATTTCATATCTATCATGTTCAAAGTCTCTAAATATAGGGATGTCTGACTCTCTTGTTTCTATGTTATCTACAGAAAGAATCTTTAATGCCTCACCACTTGGTGGTGCAGAGGACTCACCCCATCTAATTGTTAAGCTATGGTTCTGTCCTACTTGGTTGATTAAGTCCTTAACAGATTGAATCATCTGAGTTAGATTAGCACTTGGACTTACATACTGCATTGATGCACCCTCTGGGAGAGCAATCAAACGATCTACACCAAACTTTAAGTAAGGTGGTATCTCTGTATCTAATCCTGTAATAACAGGTGAACCCATCATTAACCTTGTAGCAATCATTACTTCTGTCCACGCATTAGAGGCATGAACAGCACAACGAGTAACATCCGATGCGTTAGTGTTAAACTCTACTTTAGATAATGGGATAAGGTTGTAAGGGTTTACCATCTCTAAGTTATTACCTACAGGCATCATCTTACCATTTACATTGAAACGAAAGTGCATACCTTGCTCACCATCTAAAGGCTTACTCCAGAAAGCGAACTGCCTATCTCCATTGAAGTCTCTATGTATCTCATAGCTTACACCATATACTTCACCATCATATACATACTCTTTTACAATAGGATGTATCTTGTATTCAATGCGTTGTGTCTTTGGGTTGTACATACTCTGTAAGTGACAGCTACCTAAAAGCCAAGCAAGTTCTCCAAACTCTCTAACCTTACTGTCTAAGTTGTGAGTCTTTTCAGTATAGTAATCATTGAACTCACCATTAATAAATCTTTCAGCAGGTTCTTTTAAAAGCATAAGTCTGCTCTTAGCAAAACGCTTTACAAGTGACATAAGTACAGGGGGTATCTGTGATAAGGACTCTGTGCTGAAATATTGCTGTATATGTTCATCAAGGTTTCTATTATAGTAGAAGTCTAATGATGTATTCTTTTCAGCTATAGTATTATCTAACGCACTATATTCTGCATCTTTAACTGAACGCAACACAGCCTCTTTACCGAGGTCTGGGAGCATTATCTTATCGTGTAATTCCATTATAAACCTTTATGATATGGCATAATCATTCGCCTTTATATGTTCGTGTATGAACTCCCCAATCTCAGACTTATTTCTTAAATGTAAATGTTTTCCGTAATAATGTAAGAATATAAAAGTGATAATGATTCCTACTACGATACCTAATAAAAACTCTACCATTCTGTACTCACAGGCACACGCTTAACAATAGGGTGTTTAAGTGCTATGTAATAACTACAAGCATCCAGAGCGTGAGTAAGGGATATGTCTTTAGTCTTTTCAATCTTACCTGCTCTATCTCTTTGACATTGTTCTAAATCTTTTATTAAATACTTACATACAGGATCAAC